CCCAAGCTGAGATTTTACAACAACAATTCTCGACTTGCCAAACATGTTTTTATACTTATTTACAATACTGGCAATATATGTATTATCTGTAATATCACCATTTGTATTGCTGTAGATATCTTCTTGCAAAAAATCAACCTCTGTATTAAGTCCATTTTGTTCAAAAACACATGTATCTCCACAGCTCTGAATTTCTTTACCATCAATGTTGATGGTAATTATAGACGATAGTTCATAGCCTGTGATAATATCACCAGAGCTATCATAGCTCGCTGTTTCAACCGGATTTCCTTCAATGTTTATTTTGTCACCGGTTGTTGTCATTACCTTGTTCCCGTAGTTATCGTATGTGTTGATTGTATATCCATTACCAATGAGGCTTCCCCTTAAATCATTAATGGCGGAATCTAACATTGCACACCCCGTCATGGAACACAGTAATGTTATACAAGTAATGATACCTATGATTTTCTTAATGTTTTTCTTCATATTTCTTTTTCTTCCTTGTCTTATTTATATAATAAGCGCATGACATATGAGTGTGAATTGTATTTATCGCAAGGAAGGCTCTCCTTTCTTTTTATTATTTTATCGTTGTCATGCGCCTATTTTCTGGTTCACTAAATAGCAAAATAGACAGCTCCGCTGGATCCATAATTGGTGGACATGGTACAGAGGAAAAAATCGGTTTCTATATTGATGGCAATGGAATGAAGAATACGCTGTATTCTAAAAGAATACAGACATTAGGTTCTCCTGTCACCCTTCCTTCTGGTTGTAATATTGTTGCTGTAGACGCTTGGATGCAACACAACACTTCCGGGAATAAGTATCCGTTTCCATATATTGATACCGTATCATGGAGAGTGACGCAGGTCTCAAATTTCCAAGGAAACATCCTAAATTGGACACAGGGTGGTGTGGATTGGTCAAATCACACCGGAGTGTTTGTGTTGTATTATACAAAATAGCTACGTAGGATCTGTTTCACACCGCACCAGCACATTCATAACATGTGCAGACACATAGTTGGATCCATACGCCCAGATTGTAGTGCTCCCATTAGAATCAACCGGAGTTGCTGATACATTCCAGGTCTGCTGTGTTGGATATCCACTCTTATAAATAGATGTCACTTGTACCGGGCGACCGGCGAATTGTTTTCCCACATTTACGGTTGCGGTCATATATGCTCCGTCATAGTAGTGTAGGGAAACTTCTTCATAATATACATCCGGTATTTTGCTATTTTGTACCGATAATATCAATATCACCGGCAAAATAGTCATTACAAGTAAGGACATCTCCTTTTGACACCATCACAAATATAGATTGCCATGTACTTGCATCGTTTCCAGTAGTGTGGATAAGAAAAACAGAATTAATTTTTAATTCACACCCATATCCATACGTTTTGCTATGCGCATTGGATACATTTATGTAGCAATCTTCTGTAAAAGTGTAGCGTTGAGAAGTTCCGTTCCAACTTATTCTATTTACATTGGAAAAATCTGGACGTTTGATTTTATTGCTATTTAATTCAGTAAGGTTCGGCGCTACAGACAGTATTTTTCTTACCTCTGTCACATTAATCCCATCATAATGGACCTCGAATACCGGGCAGTCATCTACAAGGTCGCCCTCCTGTAAATTTCCAACTGTATACGTTGGCGCTACAGGATTTGACGAAACAGGTGTTCCCATAATCACAACCCAATTGCAGCTTTCAACTTCTGTTTCAGCATTTCTGGTGTACCGGCACACAACAAGGTCGATACGCTTCATTCCCTGGCTGCCATTGCTAAGGTTCACCGCGTCATATGTTCCAATCTTCACGCTGGAAATGTTTCCATGATGAGCTAACATTCCGCTACGTATTTTCAAGGAATTATTAGATGCAAGCTCTGGTTCTAAATTTTCTCCAGATGTCAATATGCAGCTCTCTTGTCCCACGGTCCCCTCTATAAGTTGGCGAAACTGTTGACTCGTCACATGAGGTTTTCCGGTTCTTCCGCTAACTATTTCCATTATCATTTTCTCCTTCCAATTCATATTCTTTTGACACAATTCCGGCCGTAATACTGCAAATGATATTTTCAACTGGCTTTGCTCCGTACATACCGGTCAGATAATCACGGCCGCCTACCACATCTCCAATACGCACATCAATTCCAAGTTTCTCAACATCCATACCAAATATCTTTTTACTCATAATCTCCTGCAATTTTTTAACTGATTGTTCTTCCAGTTGATCTGTCTCAGTTGATGTATTTTCGTACACTTGAGATATCTCGTCCAGCCCTTTATAATATTGCATCTTCTTAATAGTTCCATCTGGCCAGACATACAAGTGGAAGACATTTCTGTCTTGCAATTCTCCCTTGCCGGTTACAATCAAATGATTCACTCCATCCCGGATGTCTTCCATTGTGTAATTCAACCCACAATCCTTGGACAGTTCGATTTGATCAGAATAATCTTCAATTGGAACTGCTCTGATAAGCACATATCCTGGAACGCCTTGTTCTCTCCTGTGTTGGATATCAAGCCTGCAACCTTTACTTTTCAGCATCTTTGTGACGCCATCTAGCAGAGTGCAGTATCTGTCGAATTGATAATTATTGACCGATATTCCCGTATCCTTGCTTGACACAATAAAAAGTCCGTCATATTCCGGTTCAATAAGCGACTTAAGCACTGCATTTAATTCTCCAGACACAATCTTGTAATCACTTCCAGCTGGCGGAGATATGATCTTTTGCTCCAATCTTCCCCGCCACGTATACCCTTTCAGTTCTACATAATCCAATGTCGTGCTGGTAAGAACCTTTCCAATAATTCCACCAAACTCTGTATCTGGAATATATACCATATTCCCGAATGTCATTTCATCTGTCCAATAACACCTGGCAATCTTTACCGAAAATATCTTATTTCCATTCACATCAAAGGAACAATTTGCTTTTTTCAGCGGTGCTGTCCCGAGCTCCCGCTCTTTGGTAGCCAGTATTACCATGCTGCCTCCTTCCGCTTCAGAAAAACATATAGATCTATTCCAAAGTCTCCGCTCCAGTTCACATTTATAAGCCCCGGTGGAATCTTTTCAAAAACTGAATAATCATATCCTCTTACGTTAAACAGGTTATCTGTCGTGCCATTAGACAGATACTTCGTAATCGTCTGTTCTGCGGTATTAAGAATCAGATATTCATTACTTTCTAACGTGGTTAAGATTTCATATGGATATCCATTAATAAGCACCTTCGGATTGATGCATGGACCGTAAACAATCATCTCAAAATCCGACGGAATAATATGATTGATTTCAAATGAACTGAATCCGCGTTTCTCATTTGTAAAATCAAATGGAATGTCTGCTGAAAAATCCAACCCACTGTCTGGCGCTGGCTTAATCTGTGGATAAAATCTTTTATCCAGGATTGTGATCCAGGACAATTCCGGAGCAAGGAAGGTAAGCTCTACTTCGGTATACACATACCCTTTCCATCCTGTTTTCTTGGTTGTATAAATCTGACACGGAAGAAATGTATCATTGACATACAAACGTCCGTAATTGCCCGTTTCAGCATCAACAGAAATGATTTTATACAGTGTCTCCATGTTCTGTATGAACTCTTCTCTCTTTCCAAATACATCCAGTGTCACAGTTTTCTCATATCCGCTGTCGCTCTCTTTCCACGTACTGTCAAACCAGTCTGCATCGATTGTACGAAAAGGCGCCCTGGTCAACCAGAGCACCTCTCCTTTACTATTTTTATAATACGCTTTTACCATACAGGTACCGCTCCTTCCGGTAATGGTGTGTCTATCCGTTTCGTATCAAGGAATATCGGACGTTTCGCAAGCTTATCCGCTGCTTTCATTTGGATTTTTTCCAGTCTGTCATAATCAATATCATTATTATCGAATCCCGGCATATTCTTCACGCCTCCTACAGTTTTATCAGAAGTTCTTGCAGACAGTGCAATGTCTACGGATTTCTGTAATCCAGCTACAGCCCTCTCAACTCCGGTACTCATGGACTTGACTGGAATATTCCGCTCAAATCCGATTCCCATTCCAAGAGCCATCATCTTTCCAACCTGATCACGGAATACCCGTGACGGGGAATGGATACCAAGGAAATTCTTGGCCGCATTCAGTGCGCTTTCCGCTGCACCTTTGGCAGCTTCTACAATTACTCCTGCGGCACCCTTGAGCCCGTTCGCAATTCCTTTAATGATGTTCATTCCGACGCTGCCCCAATCAACACTTGTAAATGCATTCTTTACTTGGCTGATAATCGATGGAATCTTACTAATAAGCTGTGGCACTGCCTGGATAAGTCCGGTTCCCAGAATTGTTATGATCTTAATTCCAGCCAGTAATATCTTCGGTAGATTGGAAATAATTGCTGTTGCAAGCTGTCCAATGATTGTCGGTGCCTTGTCAATCAACTGCGGAAGCGCATTCACAACGCCTTGCGCTAATCCAATCAACAGGTTAATGCCCGCGTCTACCAATTGTCCAACATTAGACAGTAACGAGCCAACTAGTGTCACAATCATCATCAGCGCTGTTGGAATCAATGTAGGTAATTGCTGTGCGATTCCTGTAATCAGAGTAGATACAATTGCAATACCACCTTGAATAATTGCCGGTAGGTTTGCTGTAATTGCAAGCATGAGGTTATTCAGCATCGTAGCGCCTTGCGCAATCAAATTCGGTAATGCTGCTACAATTCCATTACAGAAATTGGTAATAACCTCCGGTCCCTTAGTCTGCATCATAAGCAGTATCTGGTCTATCTGTGTACCGAACTGGCTGTATAATAAGCCAAGCCCCACGGCTACAACTCCGAGTACAACCCCAAATCCCATAAGATTTGCAAATGCGGGCATGAATCCGGCTACTTTTCCAAGAACTCCTTGGAATGCTGTTCCTATCTGCCCTCCCCAGGCTCCGATGTACCCACCAAAATCTTGAAATGCGGATGTAATTTTAGGAAATTTTCCGGCTACTGCAGGACCAATCTTTCCAACGTATCCGGAAATCTTAGTCGGTAAAAAAGAGAACGTCTTTCCGATAACACTGTTAAGCTTCGGCGTTAATACTTGAAATGGTCCAACAATTGAACTGCCTAAATTCTTTAGACTTCCACCAAATCCAGTAATTGCACCTTTGGCATTTTTTAATCCGCCTGGAAACTTACCGATTGCAGTAAGCGCTCCTCCTGTGACATCTCCAAGTCCACCAAGAATATCGGAAAATGTTCCGGCACTCTTGCCAATCAGTGAAAATGCTGGGACTGCACCGACCAATACCCCGGTCAATTTACCGAGATTCATTAGCTCATCCGTAGACATTCCTTTTGTTTTTTCGGCAAAACCGGCAATTGCATCTGTGAAGCTTTTAAGCATCGGAACTTTATTTCCAATTTCATTGATAAATCCAGCAAAGCCTCCTGATGCATATGCTTCGTTTAAGTCAGATATAGCCTTAACGCCAACAGAAGCAAGATTTTTTAATGGGACCTCAACAGATTCATAGATTGAAATTCCGAGTCCTTCCAGCCCAGATTTTAATATTGTAATCTGGCCAGCAAGGTTATCTTGCATGGTCGCCGCCATTTCCGCAGCAGCTCCATCCGCATTGTAGATGGAATCCTTTAACTTGTTGAAGTCTTCATCTGATGCATTGACAATAGCAAGGAGTCCAGACATTGCCTCCTGTCCCGCAAGAGACGTTGCTATCTGTGTCTGTTCTGCCTTTGATAGACCACTGAATCCACTACGAAGATCTGACATAACGGTATCCAGGGATTTCACATTTCCTACTGAATCCGTTAACGACAGGCCTAACGTATTCATTGCGGTCTGTACTTCTTTTGTAGGCTTCGTCAGTCTACTCAACATCTGTCTCAGAGAAGTACCTGCCTGTCCTGCCTTGATTCCGGAATTCGCCATCAATCCAATGGCCA